TATCGAGCGAGCGGATTCGCGCTGACGGGCATCAAAGAAAACAATCAGATCTGGGCTGCCCCAAGTGGCGAGCGATTCAGCCGGACGTCGTTAACCGACAACCGAAGCAAGCAGCAGCAGCAGCAGGCACGCACGATAGCATCACGAACAACGTTGACTAAGGGCAAACACATAACGGAAACTGGTGCATCTTCGATGAAATCGTTTTCTGCCGCCGGCTGGGAACCACTTACCGGATTTCAACTCCGTTACATGTATTTCTTAGACCCATCCGCAAGACAACGCTTAACCGTTCCGATCCTGCCTTTCAGCGATATCGACCGCCTTGGTGCGGGAATGTACAAAGGTAAAACTCGCGTCCGAAGTGCTGACAGCGGCACGCCTGACAACCAGTCAGGAGGGGGCGGCGCAACTCCGACCCGGACGCTTCCGAACCCGCCACTACCTCCAGTGGGAAAACAGTGATCTATGCCACCGAACCTCCAAAACCTTAAACCGTGGCCCAAAGGAACATCTGGCAACACCGGTGGGCGTCCCAAAAAGCCGCTCCAGATCGCCCTGGAAGCGGAGTTGGACGCCAAGCCCGAACTCCTGCGGGCGATGGTCCAAAAGGGACTGAAGATGGCATTGGAGGGCGACTTCCGGTACTGGTCAGCGATCTGGGACCGGATGGACGGCAAGGTGACGACGAACATCGAAATCAGCGATAAACCCCAAATCGACTGGGCAAGTCTCGATAATGAGTGCGACACACCACCACGAAAAACAACTGATCCCAAGGGGCTTAAACCGCTTCCTGCAAGCGGCAACACCAGCACACCAGTGGTCGCCCGAACACTTGGCGGAGTGCCGACGGGCTCTGGACAGGGTGACGACCGGTGAATGCAAACGGTTGATGCTCTTCTTGCCGCCCAGGCACGGCAAGAGTGAGCTGGCAACCATTCATTATGCTGCTTACAGGCTGTTACTGGACCAGAGTTTACGGGTGATCATCGGGGCCTATAACCACTCGCTGGCCTGCACCTTCAGCCGACAAACACGCCGGATTGCCAAGGAATTCGGTTTCGAGTTTTCCGACGACCAAAACAAACAAAACCAGTGGTCAAGTGAACACGGTGGTGGGCTTTATGCGGTAGGTGTCGGATCAGGTGTCACTGGCTATGGTGCCGACTTGGTGATTATTGACGATCCGGTCAAGTCACGTGCTGAAGCCGAATCACCCACCTATCGTGCTCGGGTGATGGACTGGTACCAAAACGACCTTTACACACGCCTGCACCCCGGTGCTGCAATTGTCCTGATTATGACCCGCTGGCACAGCCTCGACTTGGCTGGTCAATTACTAGAGCAGGCCAATGACGGTGGCGAACAGTGGGATGTGGTCAGCCTGCCGGCGATTGCTGAAGCGGATGACCTGATTGGTCGTCAGACTGGTGAGGCACTTTGGCCGGAACGGTATTCCGTGGAGGACTTCGACCGGATCAAAAAGACCGTCGGATCTTACGCCTTTTCGGCACTCTATCAGCAGACACCCACGCCACGTGATGGCGGTTTCTTTCGACCGGAATGGTTCAGGATCGTTGACCCTGCTCCAATCCCAGACAACTCCAACGCATGCCGGGCGTGGGACACAGCCGCAACGGTCGGCGGTGGTGATTACACTGCCGGTGTGTGGATGTGCAGGACCGGCGACACCTACAGGGTCAAACACGTATCGCGGGGCCAATGGTCGCCTGCTACCCGTCGCACAATTCAGCGTCAGATTGCCGAGACCGACGGGCGCGAAACCATCGTTCACCTGGCACAAGACCCCGGCTCCGCGGGCGTCGATCAGGTCCAGCACGACACCCGCAACCTGATCGGTTACGGGGTGATCAGCAAACGGCCCACAGGTTCCAAAGAAGTGCGGGCAATGCCGATGGCCGCTGCGTTCGAATCTGGTTCAATCGAACTGGAAAAGGGCGACTGGAACCGCGACTTTATCGACGAGCTGTGCTCATTTCCAACCGGAAAACATGATGACCAGGTTGATTCCGCTGCCGATGCGTTCAACTATTTGAGTCCGATACAGCCCTTCAGGTACGTCTCCTAAACCACTATGCCAACACTATTTGACAACATCCGAGACCGGTTCACCAAGTCGTTGAGGACCGGCGTCACCGCCAACAACGCTGATATTGCCGCGTCATCATGGTCGGTGGACATGATGACAGGGCTAAGCAACGATTACATGACCCTCGCACGCCCTTACACACAGGTGAGCGTGGTTCAGGCCGCGATTCAGGCGATGCGTCGCAATGCCACCAAGGCCATCATGCAGGTAGGCTATTGGGATGAGGACGGCGGGTTTATCCCGGTCGATCACCCATTGCAATACCTCTGGCAGCGTCCATCACCGGGTGAATCGGATGCCACCGTGCTGGAGCACCTATATTCCAGCCTATGCGACAATGGCAACGCTTACGTGCAGGTGATCACCAACACCGCTGGCAATGCGGTCACGGAACTGATGCCGATCCCGTCGCCCTGGATTCAGCGACCGATCATGGGCGAAAGTATTAACGAAGTGCTCGAATATCCAGTACAAGGCAGCGATTGGGGCCGAGCATATAACTATTCCGTTCCCGCCGAATTGATGCTGGCCTACCGTCAGGGCCGCAGCAGTTATGCCCAATCGAGAGGCGTTTCGGTGCTCGATTCTGTTGTGGCTGAGATGGCACTGGTCAAAATCATCGGACAATACGAGACCACCGTACTATCCCGATCCGGCGTGCCATCGTTGATTGTGTCGCTCAAAACGCTTGGAAATCTATCTGACCTGCAACTATCGCAAGTCCAGTCTGACTTGGCACGGGCGGTGAGCGGTAAAGCGGTGGGCAGGCCGTTTGTTGGGACTTCGGAAATGGATATCAAATCACCCGGCTTTTCGCCCAAAGATTTATCCGTCAGCGAAATGGCCGATTTAGCCACCGCCCGCATCTGTGGCGTGCTAGGATGGGCACCCATGAGCCTCAAACAGCCTGACACGGGCAAGACTTACAGTAACCTCGTCGAGGCCAACAAGGCGTCATGGCGGGACGCGGTGATTCCGTTTCTCGACTTAGTGGCCGGTGAACTCACTCGATTGGTGCAAACGCTTCCCATCGCCTGCAACGGCGTGACATCGCAGCCTAACCCAGAGATGTGCGTGCGGTTTGACACCTCGCAAATTGAAGAGCTATCCGTTGATCGCAAGGCACTGATGGACATCGCCACGGCGGGTGTCGGTGCAGGAATCTTTACCGTCAACGAAGCAAGAGCCACTTTGGGCCTTGGTGAGTTGGAGGAAGTGCCTGAGGCTGAGGCTGTGGAGCCGGAAGAGCCTGCGGAAACTGAGACACCTGATGTGGAAATGGAGCCGGAATAAATGGCCGGAACTTATGCGATTGAAATCGAAGCCGGTGCATCCTACAGCCGCACCATCAATTGGACATCTGCCAACTTGCCAGTCAACCTCAACGGATGTACGGCACGGTTGATGGTTCGCACCTCTTACAGTGACGCCAATACGACACTATCACTGGTATCGCCATCGGCTTGTTTGTCGATCAGTAATGCGACCAACGGTGACATGCTTCTCAGCCTTGATCCAGCGGTGACGGCCAATCTGGTCGATGGCGTTTACGATCTCGAAGTCCTGTTCGGCGGTGGCCCGGTCACACGGCTATTGAGCGGCACATTGACAGTCTCACCGGAGGTGACACGTGGCTGATATTCAAGTCATTACAATCGGCGTTCAAGGACCGGCAGGAGTCAGCGGGTCGTCTGTTCCCGCCACAACGTCCACACTGGGCGGCGTGATCGTCGGCAACAATCTGACCGTTCTGGCCAACGGGATGCTCTCGGCCAACGCCTCGGTCACGTCGAATTTACCCTGGGCGAATATCACGGGCAAGCCAACATTTGCAACCGTGGCTACCAGTGGACTCTACAGCGACCTGACTGGCACGCCTAATTTGGGCCTTTATCTCACAATCACAGCGGCCAACTCAACTTACTCTGTGTTGGGTCACACGCACGCGATTGCCAACGTGATTAACTTGCAATCGACTCTGGACGGGAAACAACCCAGCGGGTCGTATGTTTTGACGAGCAACTCCGCACTGACGGACGCACGCACACCACTCGCACACACGCAGGCATGGTCAACGATCACCGGCACGCCAACGTTACTAGGTGTTGGTGGGTACGGCATCACTGACGGGCTGACAGCGGCCACGGCAGCCTCGACTTATCTTGCCCAGACAACGGCGGCATCGACTTACGCATTGCAGGCCACAACAATTGCAACTGGCGTAGGCTTAACAGGCGGCGGATCACTGTCAGCAAGTCGCACATTAACGCTGGCCACAAGCGGTGCCACAGCGGGAACCTACGGATCAGCCACAACGGTTCCGCAGGTCACGGTTGACACTTACGGGCGGATCACCGGAGTTACAAATGTCGCCATCACGGCGGGTGGGTCGTACACGCTGCCGATTGCCACGACTAGCACTTTGGGCGGTGTCAGGCAAGGATCAGGCGTGGTGATTGATCCTGCGACTGGGATCATCAGTGTCTCCGGTAGTGGTGGTGGCACGGTCACATCCGTAACGGGCAGCACGGGTATCACGGTCACAGCCTGTACAACGGCGCCGGTGGTTTCAATTGATTCGGCTGTCGTTGCCACGCTGACGGGCACGCAGACGCTGAGTTCAAAGACACTTGCAAGTCCGACGATTTCGGGCGAACTATTTTTGAATTCCGTTTCGCTTCGCCAAGCCGGTGTCTTGCGTCAAAGCGGATCGGCGGCAATGACAGCTTACGAGCAACTGACAGGCTCTGTCCTAGATATCAATGTCGCCACCGACACCACATTCACGCTCAATTCCGGCACCGCTTTACCCGCAGCCTGGAATATTACCATCATACAAACAGGTTTAGGCAAGATCACGATTGTTGGGGCTGGCACTTACTCAGTCGTTGGTCGAAATGGACTGAAAACCGCTGGACAATATGCGGTCATCGGTATCTTCCAGACGGTGCCATCAGGCGTTTTTGTCGTGACGGGAGATACAACCACATGATATTTCTCCCATCTGCCAAATTCATGTATCGCCCACAAACCACCGTCGCGCCGTGGACACCGTTATCTCTCGGCAACACCGTGCTTTACGGCTGGTATAAGGCCGATGCGGGCGTTCCCGTT